CTTTTTTCGGAGCAACAGGTACAGTAGCTAACGGAGCTAAATTGTTTAAAGACATCAGCACAACAACACAAGGTTTAGCTGCAACTGATTACGATGATGTAATTACACTACTAGGAAATAAAGATGATTACCAGTTTAATATTATCTCAGCACCAGGTTTAGTTTACAGCTTACATTCAACTCAGATTGATAATATTATTTCTCTTGCAGAGTCAAGAGGAGATTGTATCGCAGTAGTAGATCTTCAATCTTACGGTGCTACAGTATCTAACGTAGTAGCTCAAGCTGACGTGTTAAATTCTTCTTATACATCTACATACTGGCCTTGGTTACAAATGCAATCAGCTACAGGTAAAAATGTCTGGGCACCAGCTTCAACAGTAATACCGGGCGTTTATGCTTTCACTGACGGTGCTTCTGCACCATGGTTCGCACCAGCCGGACTTGTTAGAGGAGGGTTGACAGGCGTTATTCAAGCTGAAAAGAAACTTTCTAAAACTGATAGAGATAATCTATATAACGGAAAAGTTAATCCAATTGCTACATTCCCTGGAACAGGTATCGCAGTATTTGGTCAGAAAACACTTCAAACTAAAGCTTCTGCTTTAGATAGAGTAAATGTAAGAAGATTGTTGATTGAACTTAAAAAATTCATTGGTAATCAAGCTAATAATCTAGTATTCGAACAGAATACAATAACTACAAGAAATAGATTCTTATCTACTGTTAACCCATTTCTAGAATCAGTAACACAGAGAAACGGACTTTACGCATACAGAATTGTAATGGATGATTCAAATAATACTGCTGATGTAGTTGATAGAAATCAATTAGTTGGTCAGATATATATACAACCAGCCAAAACAGCAGAATTTATCGTTCTTGATTTTGTAGTAGAACCAACAGGAGCTTCTTTCGGAGTATAATTTAAAAATAACACTATTTATAATAAAGCAAACATAAAATGGCTATATTAGATTCATCAGCAATAATGTTCAAAGCATTTGAACCCAAAGTACAAAACAGGTTCCTTATGTATATGGATACGGACGGTATTGAAATACCTTCTTATATGGTAAAAAACGTTAAAGCTCCATCCTTTACAGATTCCGTTGTTAAACTTGATCATATTAACTCTTACAGAAAGATTAGAGGGAAAAGAGAATGGCAAGATATGACCATGACATTATATGATCCGATTACCCCTTCTGGAGCACAAGCAGTAATGGAATGGGCTCGTCTTTCCTACGAATCGGTAACAGGTAGAGCAGGATATTCAGACTTTTATAAAAAACGCTTAAGACTAGAGATTCTAGGTCCTGTAGGGGATGTTGTAGGAGAATGGGAAATACACGGAGCATTTGTCACTAATGCAGATTTTGGTCAGTTTGACTGGTCCTCTGACGCGGTAGTAGATTTAGGCATTACAATATCGATGGATTATTGCGTACTCAATTACTAATAGACATTTTAATTTAGTACTTTTAAAGACCCGGATTATTTCCGGGTTTTTTGTTGTATATTAACTTTTTTTTAGTTATATTTATATAAGATCTAGTTATAAAAAATAAAATTTATGGATTCTAAATTTCAAATGCCTACCGAAACGGTAGATTTACCCACAAAAGGTTTACTTTACCCTGAAGATTCCCCATTAGCAGCCGGTACTATAGAAATGAAGTACATGACAGCTAAAGAAGAGGACATACTTACTAACACAAATTACATAAAGAACGGTACGGTTATAGATAAACTACTGAAAGCACTTATTGTTACCGAAAATGTAGATTATAATGCGCTTCTCACAGGAGATAAAAATGCAATCATGATAGCCGCTCGTATATTAGCATACGGAAAAAATTATGAAGTAGACTACAATGGAGAAACTCACACGGTAGATTTAACTCAACTTAAAGAAAAAGAAGTAGACTATTCTCTGTTTCAAAATCGTACTAATTCGTTTGAATTTAAATTACCTAACTCAGATAATAAAATAACTTTTAAGTTACTTTCTCATGAGGATGAGAGAAAAATAGAAGAGGAACAGAAAGGATTAAAGAAAATAAATAAAGACAGTAGTACAGAAGTAACTACCAGGCTGAAGTATATGATTACCGGTATTAACGGTGTAACAGAAAAAAAAGATATTCGAAATTTTGTAGATAATTACCTACTATCTAAAGATGCTAGAGAATTGAGAAAATTTTATACATCAATATCCCCGGACATAGAGTTAAAATTTAGTACCACCGACGGCGAGGAGGACGTTGACCTGCCTATCGGGCTAACATTTTTTTGGCCAGATTCCAATTGATAGAGTAGGGGTATTCACACAAGTACATGAAATAGTTTTTCACGGCAACGGAGGATACAGTTGGGAAACAGTATACAATATGCCTATTTGGTTAAGAAGGTTTACATACGCCCTTTTAAAGAAACATTACGAAAAAGAATCCGAAGAAGTAGTTCCACTACCATCTTCGAAAAATAAAATTCATAGACCAGGCATACAACCTTCATATAGTACTAAGGCTTCTAAATAACAGAAGCCTTTACTATTTATAGACATACCTTTATATATGGCTACTAAAAAAGAAATAGAAGAGAGTAATAAACTTTTAAGAGAACAGAATGAACTCTTAAAAAAAAACCGTCTCATCACAGAGGAGAGTCTAGACGATACCCGTGAGTTAGCAAATATACTACGAGATCAAACTAAAGAGATAGAATTTCAAGTATCTGAAAAAAACCAACTAAGATCTATCGGTAATAGTTTAAATAAACTTGCACAAGATTCATTTAATATTACAAACGATGAATTAGCAGATCTCGGAACATCCAAAAAACTATTAGAATTTCAGAAAAAACTTAAAAAAGATGTCCTTGGTTTAGAATCCCTGAGAGGTAAGTTAATAGCAGCCGAACCGAAATTACAGGTAGAAATTAATAGAAATATTAAGGCTCAAATCGCATCTGCTGAAGACCTTGAAGCACAGTTAACAAAACAAGTAGAATTAACACAAAAGATTAATAAAAATTCTAGTGTTAAAGCATTCGCCGGTTTAGAAGATCTTGTTAAAGCCATACCGGGTCTTAGAAAATTCTCAGAACCTTTTCAAGAAGCATCAAAAGCAGCAAGAAATGCAGCGTTAAGCAATTTAAAATCTATAAAACAGGTGAGCGTATTAGGCGCCGGATTTAGAGCATTAGGACCTGCCTTGATGAAATCACTTGGCCCGATAGGGTTACTAGGATTGGCAATAAATTTTATTGTAGATCTATTGATCGCTGCTGATGAAAATACAACTAATATTGCCAAGAACTTAGGAATATCAAAATCAGCAGCAGAAGAATTACGTTTGGAGTTTGTTGAAATCGCAAGAGAGAATAACAACCTTCTGGTAACTTCAACATCTCTAATAGCAGCCCAAGGTGAATTAACTCAAGCTTTAGGTGCAACAACTAGAGAATCTAAAAACTTATCCGAAAATCAAGTTTTTCTTACTAAAAATTTAGGAATAGCAGGAGATAAAGCAGCTTTTATGCAGCTAATGTTTGCAGCCACAAATCAAAACGTGGATTCTGTAATAGACAGTACTCTTAATTTCGCAAGGGCACAAGGAATAGCAAACGGGTACTTAATAACAGGAGAAAGCATACTAGCAGAAATAGCCACCACATCAGCTGAAATCTCAGGCTATTACGGATTTAATAATATAGCATTAGCAAAAGCAGTTTATACCGCAAGACAGTTTGGATTAACTTTAATGCAAACCCAAAGCATTAGTAAAGGACTTCTTGATTTTGAATCTTCAATTTCTAACGAATTAGAAGCAGAATTAATATCCGGTAAGGCACTAAACTTTGAAAAAGCTAGAATGCTAGCACTCCAAGGAGATTCTGCAGGAGCTGCAGCCGAAGTTTTAAAACAAGCCCAAGCTCTTACAACCGAGCAAAGAAAAAACCCAATACTTATGGGAGCGATGGCAAAAGCTGCCGGACTTTCAGTAGAAGAGCTAAACAAAGCGTTTCTCATCGAGAAGAATTTAAAGATGTCTCGTGAGGATTATAATGAACTTTTAGCTAAAGGAGCAGAAACCGGAGATAAAGAGCAAGTATCAAGCTTAGCATATTTAGGTAGAACAAAAGAGGAGATTGAAAAGACTTTAACTGCCCAACAAAAGTTTGCTGCTTCTTTAGAGAAAGCTAAAGATCAATTTACAGGATTAGTAGGCTCCGGTTTATTAGATGATCTTGCAGATTCAATCGCCTCTTTGGTAAAGTTTATTGGATTCTTTACTGGCAATGCATTATCAGACGTCGAGAAAGAAAAAAGATCTAAATTAACTGCTGGTAAAGATGGAATGTCCATGTCTGAAGCAACTAAGTTAATTAGATCTACTCGAGGTGCAGGAAAGATGGATTATATAAAAGATGCTGTGATGCCTTTTTTTTCCGGATCTATTTCCAGCTTCATTAAAGGCACTAATTTTGCAGCTTCATCGGATGAAACCGCTAAAATTACATCTAAAGTACTTGAAAAAAAGCTTGCAGAAGCAGCTAAAAGAGATAAGATAGCCACTGCTATGGCTGATACCCCGCTAGCTACCGGAGGAATAGTTACTAAGCCCACCAGAGCATTGGTTGGAGAAGCAGGTGCAGAAGCAGTCATACCTCTAACAGCACTCTATGCTAAATTTGACGAATTAATTGCTGCAGTAAATAAAGGAGGATCCGTATATATAGATGGTAATAAAGCAGGAGAAGCATTAATGCTCGGTTCATATAAACTAAGTTAAAGCTATTTATTTAAAAAATAATATTATGGGACTAAGAGATAAACTAGAAGCCGGTGAGATGGGTATAAAACTAACACAAGGTTTCTACAAATACAAAGGAGAAGAGATTGCAAATCAGGCTGATAATACACAGGCTTCAACAACTCATGCAGATGGACAAAAGAGATTACCGGGACAGTCTGAATTTGACTTAGACGGTAAAACACCAGCCAAATATAGTGATAATTTACCTAAATAGTGTCTATACTAACAAACTATAATGAGGGCGATCTAACTGAATTAAACAAACTAAAATACGTTGGGTTTAGCAGTAGCGGAGGATCTCCGTTAATTACCAAAAAGATTCCAACCCGTGTAGATGAGCAAGGCCATAGTTCTAATGAGATCAACAGACGAACAGACGATCTAGTAAGAATTACCAAGCTTTTAACAACTACCGGAGCTGGTATAAAACACCTTGGTAAAGAGACATTATTATTTTCATCAAAAAAGCCTTCTAATACCATAAGTAGTTTCATATCAACTAAGCAACCTAAACCTGTTGGCTCAAATAACCTATCAACCCTTACTGGCCCCAAAGCATTTTCAGACAAACTCAAAAGCGGTTTCAATGACACTATAGGGTCTATTACTAAAGATTCAATCATTGGTGCACTTAAACAAGCAGGTAGCTCTGCAGCTCGCTCAGCTCTAGTACTAGCGTCTACTTTAGCTCAAATACCTGTAAACGGAACCGGAACACATTTTGTAAGGGGATTCGCGGGTACTACTTTTCTTGGCGGTAAACTTACAACACAGGGAGGGTATTTAAGTAGCCTTAAGCTAAATGGAAGTGACGACTCTACTAATAAATTCAAATTTGCAAATTCACCCCATGCTCCTCTAGAAGGGGTCAATGATCAATATCAAATAAATGCTCCCGATACTAAAATTGAAAAAGAAAATAGATTGTTTTTAGGAACTCCTTCAAAAAGAAAAGCTTCAATAATAGATGATCCTGCAGGCAAAACAATGATAGGAACATTCGATCAGATAAATGCACTTGCACCCTATGATAATAGTGGTTCTGTAAAAGAAGAGGGGACAAACGACCTAATAAAATTTAGATTTAAAGTTATCACCCCCGACAGTAAAACGTATCTTCATTTTAGAGCTTATTTAGATTCTTTTGATGATTCATTTACTGGAAATTGGTCAGATTTTAACTATGTAGGCAGAGGTGAAAACTTTCATACCTATCAGAATTTCAACCGTAGTATCAGTATAGGTTTTAAAATAGCAGCACAGACTAGGTACGAGATGAGACCTCTTTACCAGAAGATAGTAACTCTTGCTTCAGCAACCGCACCTACATATTCTACTGAAGGATTTATGAGAGGTACCTTAGTACAGGCTACAGTCGGGTCTTACATAAGAGAATTACCTGGATTTTTAACAAGTGTGAATTTTAGCTGGGATAAAGAATACCCATGGGAGATAGCTTTAGATGGGTCGGATCAACAGGAATTACCAATGATTTTAAACTGTCAATTACAGTTTACACCGATTCACAAATTTACACCCCAGACTGGTTTATATAATTATATGACTACAGATCAAACTGACAAACCTCGATTTTTTGCTGATGGTAAACAAATTGATCCTCCAGTCAAATTAGCAAAACCTGAAGATACCACAGTAGATACTGGAAATTCTTCCAACTTACAATTCGGTGCCTTATAAGTTATTTTATGGATAGATACAACGACATAGGGCAATTATTTTCAGAATCAGGAACAAGATATAGGAGAAATCCTATATACCCAACTATTCCTCCTACCGTAGATGATATTTACATTATTACTACAATAGGAGATAGGTATGATACTTTAGCTTTACAGTTTTATAATGATTCATCCCTTTGGTGGATTATTGCTATGTCGAATAATTATGAAAAAGCTTCTTTAGCAGTTAAACCCGGGGTACAATTAAGAATACCAGGCGATAAATCAAACGCATTACAGTTATACAGTCAAATAAACTCAACAAGATAGTATGTCTTTAGGGTATAAGTCAAAATCAATAGTAGGAGGACCTTTAGAAGAGAAGGTACTTGATCAACTAAGTGCCCGTAAGGCTGTAATAAAAAAAAGAAATGATAGATCAACTGAAGATCTATTATTCCTTAATAGCACTACCGGCTGGGTTAAAATGACATCAGCAGTCGATGTTTACACCGGAGATGACGTTAATGAGGAACCGGTTTATTCTAACGATACCTCTAAAAAAAACGTACTACTTGGCGGTACGCTAAATAGCGGAAGCATACAAGGTGGTATATTTAATGGAACCGATAACGCCTATAAGAAGTCCGATATGTTAGG